CTATCTGTTCAACGCGCAGCTCGTCTCGCGCGCCGCGGGCATGACGCTGATCCTGCCCGAGGAAGCGCGGAGCAACGCACCGGTCTGGCGCTGGCTGGGCGAGCATGTCGCGGGCAACGGATCGATCCGCGCGCTCGAAATCGTCGCGTCCGCGAATCGATGGCCAATGGCGGCGGCCCCGCCTGCCTGCGCCTGCGCGTCGTCGCCGACCCCCGGACGGTTGATCCCCGCTTCCTCGTCGATCACGCCAGCCTCGACCGTATCGCCGGCCTCATCACCGAGCATTGGCCCGAGACGATCGACGCGAATGCGATCGGCGACGCGGCGCTCGTCGCTCGGATCGAGGCCGCGCATCGTGCCTTGCTCGAGGCCCTCGATCTTGTCGGGTTAATTGACAGATAACCCGAGTTGGCAGAATTGCGCGAGTCGCGAGCAGAGTTTTCCACTGTTTGTACGTTCACGGTTTGCTCTCCCACCGCGCAAGGGCGGCATCGGCGAGCGTCGATTGGTTGCGCTGTCGGGCGTAATGCTCGACCATCTGCAGCGATTGGCCGCTGACCGATGCGGTCTCGGCGGTTGAGCACCCGGCCTCGAGCAGCGCGATCACGGCGTTCTTGCGCAGGCCGTGCGGTACGCTGGGCGCGCCGGCAGTGGCCGAGAAAGCCTTAAGCATCTTGCGGGCGTTGTCGTCCCGCAGCGGCGCGCCGCGCGGCGTCCGGCATATCGCGCCCTCCACCCGCTCGTGCTTCGCAAGCTCCGCGCTCAGCGCGCTATGGACCGGGATGCTTAGTCGCTTCTTCGTCTTGTCTTGGCGGACCTCGACGCGATCGGTAGCAACATCCGACCAGGTCATTCTAAGCACGTCGCCGAGGCGCTGCGCGGTGTAGTAGAGCAGATGCGCGAGCAGGCGCACCGTGGGGTCTTCGGCGGCTAGAACCGCGCGCAGCACATGCTGCGGCCAAGGCTCGTGTTCCCCGCCATCCATCATCGTAATTCCGTCGCACGGGTTCTTCGCGATGTGCTCGCGATCGACGGCCCAGGCAAATAGCGCGCCGCTCGTCCTGAGGAATGCGTTTGCCGCGCCCGGCGTTGCGGCCATCTTGTCCAGCACCGTCCGCATGTCGCCGCGGGTGATGCCGTTGACCGGGGCGGTCGGCAGCGCCCGCTCCAGGCGGCGAAGATAGATGTCGTACAGCTTGCGCGACGACGGCGCCAAGGCGCCGTAGGCGGCCCCGCGCTGGTACATGTCGACGAGAACCGGGACCGTTACGAGGGTCGACTTCGTCTTCCGATTGCGGTGGCCCATCAGCGCCGCATAGCTTCCTCCGAACTCCATTGACCGGAGCGGCGGCAGGCGAGTCATCAGCCGCTTTCCGTCGACCACCTTGCCGGTGTCGAAATATAGGTACTCCCGGCCCTTCGACCGCACCCGCTTTACATATTTGGGCAGGTCATGCGGCAAGGCCCGGCTGATCCTTCCGCCAGTCGTTGGCCCCACTCGACATCTCGTCGAGGCTCGCGTCGAGTGCGGCGCGATCCCAACGCGGCCCTCCCGACATCGCGACCGACCCCGGCAGCCGGCCGGCGAACACCTCCGCGTCAAACTGCTGCGGCGTGAGCTCGCAGTATTTCGCGGCATTCGCCCGCTTGAGCATGCGCGGCCAATACGGAGCTGCGCTCATCGGTTCTGTCCTTCTTGATCTGTAAAGTGAGCTTTCACGGCGAGACCAGCGGCTGCGGGACCCAGCGGTGAGGGTTTTTGGGTGGCATGAACAAGGCCCGCCCTCCGGGGCGATAAGCGCACCATGTCAACTGCACGCCACGATGTGCAGCGTGCTACGGTGCTGAGTGTTCACCGGCGAAATATGCCGTCTCCGATCCTTCGTATGATCAATGGCATAGCGGCGCCGATGTGGTATGATGACCAAACGCGGGACGTTTTTAGGAATACAATAAATGGATTTCCCGTGGACCGAGGCCGCAACATTGGTGCGGATGCCAGCAGCGCAAAAAGACGACGAAGGAAACGAGCTTCTGTTCGAGGGGTCGTTGCTATTAATGGCCCAAAAGGTTCGGGCTATGAAGCCGCTTGAACGGCGCCATCTAAAAATCTCCCTTCCCGATAGAGTAGTGCGACCGCACACCTTCAAAGACGGTTCGCTCGCCGCCCTGATTGACGACATTCCCGTGGTGGGGTGACAATGTGCGTTTTCGATTGGCGCAACGGCGATTTGATTAATCGCATTTGAAGTGCCTAGCGAGCCGTCACATGTGCCGAGCCTGTCCTGCCATCCAGCAGGACTCGTCTTGAGGTCGCCATGTTTTCTTTGATTGCACTTTATCTGGAATATCGCAGGACGAAGGCGCGAGGCGGTACAGCTCGTGTCGTATCCGCGACTAACACAGCTGTTGCTGCCAATGACCGAGGCGCGTCGCAAACGGCCGCCGACGCAGCGTAACGCTCGACGGACGCTGACGCGGCGGTGCCGCTGCGCTAAAGCCGCTCTTTGGACGACCATAGAGGCACTACCATGCAGCGACGATCATCACTCCCAGCGGCACTGGTGCGATGGAGGCCGGGCTCGTACTTGACGAGGAAGGCAGCCGGTTCGTCGTCCTGACGTTCAAGGAGCCACAGGGCGAACCGACGCTCGTCACGTTTACAGTTCCGGTTTTTCAGAACTACGTCGAGCATCTGGTTCGAACGGCCAAGGCCGCTAACGAGGATGCCAACTGGGGCATTCCGGGCTGAGTATCTCCACCACAGTATCGTGCCGCGATCTTTTCGAAACAGCGTGACGGTACGGCGGCCTGCAACGGCCTTCGCAGTACGTTTTTTGTCCTCCGGGCTCACGCTGCCAATATTCGCTGCTCGATCGCCGCATTCTTGGCTCTCACCGGCGACGCTACTCGGGACCAGCGCGCGCGCGGTGCGGATGCTGCCCTCAAGCATGGCCTGGGCCACGTCGTTTGTTCTTTCGGCATCATCAGCCACGGGAAGCTCTCCGATCAATGCTGCGCAGCTGGGCGTGGATGGTGGTCAGGGCGGCGCTGCGCTCGGCGGAGGGCGGCTGCTGCATGAGGCGGTCGCGGCGGTCGAGGACTTCGGCCTGGTCGAGCACGCGCTGGCTCTCGCGGGGCCCGGCTGAGTTGCGGCCGATCTGGCTGTGCATCTTCATGCGACGCGCTTCGAATGGGTTGGCTGGGCGTCGGCCTCGTCGACGGGCAGCCGGGAATGACCAGTCCGGAGGGGACGGACCGAGGCAGTCGGGGAAGCTGGGGCGTCATCGAGGATGATGTTGCCAAGGGCGCGGGGCCAGATCCGCGACCAGTTGTGGAACAGCGCCTCGCCGATCATGACCATCGAGATGATGAAGACGCACGCGAGGCAGGCCCAACCAGCGCCGTACATGAGCAGGTTCCAGGTCACGGGCGATCTCCAAGGGTGAGGATGGCGATCATCAGGTCGATCAGGGTCTCCGCGGAGACGACGCCCAACAGATCGGGGACAGGGGGAAGCGGCGCGCGCGTGGCCGCAGCTGCGGGGTCGAGGTAGCTCACTGCCCCTGCCCTTCGGCCGCGGCGCGGATCGCCTGCCCCCATGCGTGGCTGGAAACCTGCGGATCGATCGGCTTGGCGACGTCGTAAGGCGCGCCCTTCTCGATGATGGCGGGGTGCACGATGCCGACTTTGCGCTGCTCGACGGCCTGGCGCTTCAAGGTTCCAGGCACCCATGCGGGCTTGCGGGGCGCCCGGAGCCGGCACACGCCGGGGATCTGGACCGTCCGACCAGCTGCCAGCGACGACAGGACGGCACCGAACACACGTTCGGCCATGTCCTGCGCGTCATCGGCAGCGATGCCCGACTCCGCGATGGCTGCGATGATGTGCTTATCGACCATGAACGATGTCCATCCACTGGATTGCCCCTGCGGGCGTGATCACTTGGGCGCGCTTTCCGTCGTGCCTGAGCCTGAGGCGCGGCAGGACGAGCTCGACGGCTTTGGGCGGCATGGTCCAGTCGTCAGGGTTTTCCCGCGGGCGCCGAAGAACAGTGGCGGTCGGCACTGAGACCGGATCCCGCCCTTCCTTCATCAGCGCGCCGATCTGCTGGACCGTCCAGCGCGAGGTCGGATGCGGGGTGCCCTGCCACAGCGACGAGGGGGTGATGGCCTGTGTCATGCGGCGCTCAGATCGATGTAGCGCGCAATGGCCCCAGCCGCGGATGCGCGGACTGCCGAAGTTCGCATGCGAAACTCGTTTTCGACCTTGTCGGCCTCGGCCTCGATGCGATCGCGCTCGGCGAGCTCGCCCATGTCGCGGACCATTGCCTTGATCATCGCTGGGGTCGGCTTACGCCGGTTGCGGCCGTAGAGGATCCACGCGACCTCCGTGACCAGCAGCAGCGCGCGCGCCCCGAGGTGGTGGTCCTCGGGTACCAGCTGCAGCTTCTCGGCCTTCGATCGCAGGGTCGCCCAGATCTCTCCCCGCTCGTGCTTGATTGCGGCGAAGTGCTTGTAGCGGTCGGTCGCAGCTGTCAGCATTTGCTGGTCGAGCGTCCGCAACCGCGTCGTGACATAGCGGAACTCGGTGATCGCGGAATCAAGGTCCGGATCGCAGGTCATGCTCGGGCCGGTCATGCTGCGACGCCCAGCGCGCGATCAGCCTGCGCGGCGAGGATTTCGCGGCGCAGCGGGCTCGCTTGAATGAATTCAGCGATCAGGCGCTCGTAGTCGATACCAGCCCAGAACGATCGCTCGCCCATGGCATGTTGCGCGTCGGCGCGCGGGCCCCTGTGACAAGCAGAGCAAAGGCTCACAGTGCGCCAGTCGTCCGGCTTCTGCCCCATGCCAGCACCAGACCCGATACGGACGTGCGCGGCCTCGACCGACTTCATCGAACCGCATTTGCAGCAAGCGAAGCCAGCGACGGACGTGCGGTGACGCTTCGATATCCAGCGGCTAGCGTGCTTCGCCGCCTTGGGAATGCGAGCTGGCAAAGCCATTACGCGACCACCCGGCAGGCAACGATGTCAGACAGGGCGTCCTGATGCGTCCAGCAGTCGCGGTAAATGTAAGCGGGATGGCCGTCGGCGGGGTTCGCGCGCTCCGCGGTGCGGCGGTCACGATCAAACCGGAACTGCACCTGGACACGTGCAAGATCCGAGACAGGGCACCCTGTCCCATCGCACTCGATCCAATCTGTGGAAGCCTGCTCGGCCACGTTGGTCTCCTAGCCGGGCCGGGCTGGCTGATAGTCGACATGTACGGTTACCGTATGCCTATGTCAAACGGTTTCCGTACACTCCGGGCGACTCGATAAAATGCCGGGCTAAGAAATTTCCTATCGACACACGCCGCCCAGCAGAACACAATGAGAACATGGCGCGCGAATCCCAATTCTTACCGTTGAGCGGCATTAATTCAGAAGGCGCATGCTTTCCGCCAGGCTATCGCTCGCGATGAGATTAGCGCACGAAAATGAGCGTCGCCTATCGGCGACTGAGCGCGATCTGCTGCTGACGTTGCAACTTAAGTGCGAGCTGGCAGGCGCGATCGACGACCATCAAGCCAGCCCTCCGCTCGGTCAAGATTTTCGCCAATCTGAGAAGATGCGGCGAACTCAGAATATGCTCGAATGTCTAGAGCGAGGTCTTCGACTCGCTCATCATCGGGATCGATCCGCACGCCAAGCTGCTGAGCAATATACTGAACCGCCAACCTTGCGACTGGTAGGCTCATCGGCTCAATCGGGCGATCCTCGTATTGGTTATCCAAGTCGAACGCGGTGATTAAGGCCATACCCTCGTCGAAACTCAGCTTCCGCGTTTTCCCGGTTTTCGGGTCCGGGTTGTAGAGCCGGGTTGCATTGTTCGTCGTTACGTTGAGGACCGCCGCGATCCGAGCATGCGTAACATTGCGCTCGCGCAGGGCCGCCAGGATCTTTTCGGACGTGTCCATTTTTAGTTGATGGGCGGCCCACGTGATACGCGCTAGCCGGAAAGTCGCACAATCCCCTTGCCAATCGTGTACGGATACCGTACTTGATAGGTCATGGAAAACGTTGACCAGATCATTGCGACGATCGGCGGGGTTCGCAAAACCGCAGCTGTGCTCGGCATCGCGCCGACGACCGTTCAGCACTGGAAGACGCACAACCGCGTGCCGGCTTGGCGGCAGAGCGACCTGACGGCAGCGTATGACCACGCCGTCAGCCAGAAGAAAGCGGCATAGGTGCTGCTCACCTTCCCATCCATGGAGCCGTCCCGCGTCGCTGGCGCCGCTACTGCGATCATCGCGATCGGTGAGCAGCGGTTCGGTTTCCATGCTGCCTCCGATCCCTTGTACATCGAGGCACCGGTCCTCGACGTCACGCACTGCACGGCCTGTGGTTGCCGAGCCGCAATTGCGGTTCGGTCCTGCCAAGCGCCGGTTTGTCCCTCCAGAGATCGGAAAGCTGCATGACCCTCGTCATGATCTGCGTCGCGTGCCTCGCGTGCTTCGCCTTGGGCCACGCCCATGCGGTCTGGCAGCGTCACCGTTTCATCCAGTCGCTGCTCTCGGGCAGGGACGCGGCGGCATACGGCAGAGTCATCCGCGACGCCGAAGGGAACGTCCTGTGACGGACTACTGGTCCATCGTCGCCATGACGGTCCTCATCACGATCGCCTCGGGCGTGCTGCTCTGGGGCATCGACCTCTGCTGCCGTCACGAGGTTGCGATGCTTGAGCAGCGCGCGCGCAACGGCGAGGCGAACGGCCTTCGGGGCGGTAATCAGGGTCTCAGTTTCCATGAACGGGAGAATGGCCGATGACCGTCGATAATTCTGCCCAAACTGGGCCCATCGTGTCGGACGAACGTATCAGGGACACGCTGCGGCGGCAGATCGAGCGCGCGTATAACGTCGACCGCTCTTTCAGCCGTGCCACGCTCTCGAACGAGAGCGGCGTCTCGGTCCACACGCTTGACCAGATCATGTCGCGGAACCCGGAGAAGAAGCGGCGCGTGACCATGGAGGACGCATTCTCCATCGCGCAGCTGCTCGGCGATCGTGCCGTCAGCGCCCTGCTCTCGACGATCGGTTACACCGCCCGCCGCATGGACGAGCCGGATGCGCTGCAGCCGATGCTGATCGCTGCGACCGCGATGGCCCACCTTTCGACGATCGCGACTGCTGCGGCCGACGGACGGATCGATCACACCGAGCAACCCAGGTGCCAGGAAGCGGCCGACATGATCATCGCGACTGTGTTGCCGATGTCGTCGGCGGGCCGTCAGGGCGCCTGAAGCCGACGAATATTACGCGGAAAACCCCGCAACGGAGATGACTATGGACGCGCTCAATAGCGCAGTGCCGGTTGAGCCCGGTTCTGCGAGCGAGTTTGCACGTGTGCCTGACACCTCGCCTTCGGTGGCGGGTGGCAAGGCATTCTCGCGTGCGCAGACCGATGATCCGGTCAACCGCGAGAAACATGACTTCTATCCGACGTGGCCCGCGGCGACGCGCGCTCTGCTTGAGGTCGAGAAATTCGACGGGGCGATCTGGGAGCCTGCATGCGGCGATGGCGCAATCTCCGATGCGCTGACTGCCGCCGGCTATACCGTCGTCAGCACCGACCTGATCGATCGCGGCTATGGCGAGGGCGAGCTCGACTTCCTGATGCAGTGGCAGCCTCGCGCGCCGAACATCTTCACGAACCCGCCGTTCCGCGACGCCCTGCAGTTCATCGACCGCGCGCTGATGCTAATTACGGGCAAGGTCGTGATGTTCCTTCGCCTTGCGTGTCTGGAAGGCGTCGAGCGGGGCAAGTGGTTCCCCAGTACGCCGCTAGCGCGCGTCTACATCATGTCGCGCCGGGTGCCGATGGGTCGCGGGAAGCTCGCCGGGGAAGGCGAAGGCCATGGGGTCATCGCTTTTGCGTGGTTCGTTTGGGAGCACGGTCATCAAGGACCACCCTCCCTGTTCTTCCTCGATTGGAAGACCTCGGCATAATGACGAAGCCCCGCCGCACCGCTGCGCAGTCCCGCGACGTCGTCTACGATGCACTGCTGCGCGCGGCGCGCGCCGGTGCCCGCTGTCCGACGAACCTCGCCTTGGCATCGCTGCTCGGTGTGCGGTCCTCCTCGATCCCTCAGAAGGCCCTGGTCGACCTCATCGCGGCGGATAAGATCGTGGTGACCACCACGCCGTTCTCGCGTGAGATCCTCATTCCCGAGCTGGGCGCAACGATCCGCGCCAGCAAGGCTCCGGATGGCTCAAAAAGGGAGACGGACCGCGCCGAGGCAATTGCCCAAGCCGAGCGCCGTGAGCCCCTGCCCCCGGTGCTCGATCGCACCCCCTGTTTCCGCTGCGGGATCCGCGCCGACATCGGCTGCGATCATCAGCCCGCATCGGCCCCCTACATCATCGACCTGGAGTTCGCGGCATGACGCGCACCTGCATGGACTGCCCGACCGAGCTCGGGGCGAGAAATCTGACAGGGCGCTGCAAGTCCTGCGCGACCCGCCACAACAACGCCGACCCAGTCGCCGCCGAGAAACGCCGTCAGGGCATCGCCCGGCGGTTCGCGGATCCGGAATATCGTGCCGCGCATGCCGCGCGCTGCGCCAGCATGAATCGGCACATCAGCCCGGAGGTGCGGGAACAGCGTCGCCAGCACGGGCACCGGATGACCGCGACGTTGCGCGCGGCGAACGACAAGATCACGAAGGATCAGCGGATGGCGGCGGGCGCGGCGCGATCGGCAACGGTGCTCGCCTGGTGCCCGCCTGAGTGGCGCGAGAAATACCGTGACTTGAAGCGCGGCGGCCGCCCCGCCGCGGACGCCAAGCGGCTCGTGCTTGATCTGATCGCCGGGAAGCCGATGCCGACGCCGTATGCCAAGCAGCGCGCGGCGCTCAACTGGTGCCCGCCCGCCCGCCGCGCTGAGTACGCTAGCGCGCGGGCCGCCCTGGGTGCCGCCGAGGCCCGCCGCATCATCGAGGCAGACATGACGCCGTTCGAGCGCCAGATGGCCCGCATCGCTGCCGGCGCTGAGCTCGTCGCCGCCCCTGACACCCGCACCGGCGGCCCGGCTTATACGCTCGGCGGCATTTCGTCGGGGATGCTCTGACATGCAGGCCGACACCCTTACATGCACCGCTAAACCGGCTCACCTCTCGACCGTAGAAGATCTCGACGCGGTCATGCGCGTGCGCGGCGATCTTCGGCGTCAGCAACAGGAAGCCGACGCGGCCAAGCGATTGGCATCTAAGCGAGCTGCCAAAGCGGCTCACACGTCGCATCTGCTGTCAGTACCGCGGATGGCCGGGCTGATGAAAGCTGGCGTGCTGCTGGGCAGCGCCGCGGCGCTCGCGGAGGCGATGAACATCGAACCCCGCAGCCTGCGCGCGAAGACCGGTGCAGAGCGCGGGATCTCGTGTGACGATCTCCGTGCGGCGGCTGAAGCGCTCGACGCGCGCGCCGCGCTAATGATCGAACATGCCGCTAAGCTGCGCGCCGAGGCCGACGCATAATGGACGGTACCGACACCCTCTTCGCCGTCTTCGCGGTGCTGTATGCGATCTGGCAGCTGATCCGGGTCGCCAACGGCGTTCAGTCGATCGCCACTGAGCTTCGCGCCCTGTGCGCCATTGCCGAGCAGAACCGCCGATGAGCGTCCGGATCATGACCGCAGTGTGGAGCGTGACACTGCCAGATAGCGAGAAGATCGTCCTTCTCGCGTTGGCTGACTGCGCCAACGATGAAGGCCTCTGCTGGCCCTCGATGGCGACCTTGGCTGCGAAGTGCAGCAAGAGCGACCGCACCGTCCAGGCTGCCATCAAATCGCTCGTGGCTAGCGGCCACATGAGCCGGCAGGAAATCGCAGGGCGCGGATGTCGGTACATCGTGCACCCAACCCCCGAAGCCGCTGCACCCCCGAAGCCGCTTCACCCCGAAGCCATTTCACCCCCGAAGCGAACAGCGCTGACCCCCGAAGCCGCTGCGGACAAACCATCAAGAACCATAACCTCTCCGGAGGCTTCGCCTCCTTCGAGGCGCGGGCGGGTGCAGGCCGTGAAGGTCAAGCCGTTCCGCCTTCCAGAAGATTGGGCGCCGGTTCGGTTCGCAGACGACACCGTTGCTCGAGCAATCGTCGATCGACGGGGCAAGGATTGGAGCCTGCGTGCACTCGAAAGCTTCCGGAATTGGGCTGCGAACGCCGCCGACAAGGACGGGCTGGGCCGGAAAGCCGACTGGCAGAAGGCGTGGAGCAACTGGATAATCGAACAGGATAACCGAGATGGACAACGATCAGGCAACGGACGTGTGGGCGGAAACGGGCAGTCGCGGAGCGGTCACGGTCGCACGGTCGATGCTGCCGAGCGATTCAAGGCGCGCCGCGGACTATCGGGACCTGGAGCCGGCGTCTGATGACCAGTTCATCACGACCCTGCTCCCATGCCTCCAGCTGGTTGCACCGGTCGGCATGGACGAAGACAGCAGGATACTTGGTTCGAAGCTGCCCGGATCGCGCTCGACGGCATCCCGATCGGCCTGCTGCAACGCGGTGCGGAAGCAGCGATGCAGAAGGCTGACCACCCTTCGAAGGTCGTTCCTACCATCATGGCTGAGATTAGCGGGGCTTGGGCTCGTCGCCAGCGGCTGGCCGCGCCGGCTGTCGGTGTTCAAGCGCCCGCCCTGCCCGAGCCTGACCGCTGTACGCCGGCAGAGGCGGCCGAGATAATCGAGCGCTTCAAGATTGGCCGCGGCGCGGGCCCGGTTCGCGACGCATCGCGGCCGGTACCAGTGCCCGGCGCCTCCGGCGCGCCCAGCCGCAAGCCGACCTGCGCGGATTACATCCGCCTCTTCGGCATCGATCCCGGCGAGTCCTACGACCAGCAGGCTGCGGCATGACACATACCTATAAGAGCGAGGGTTGAGACGATGGGGCGGGGAAACGATTGGTGCATCCTTCGAACAAGAGCGTCGCGCACGCTGCCGCTGGTCGCCTCTCTTGAGGCGGCCGGCTTCGACGTATGGAGCCCAGTGCAGACGCTGACTCGCCGCCGCGGGCGGACGCGCGAGCGGGTGGAGTACGCGGCGCCGATAATGCCCACGTTCGTGTTCGCACGCGCAATTCACCGTGATGAATTACTGCGGCTGGCCTCCCTGCCTTTCAGCGACCACCCTGGGTTCTCAGTTTTTCGGCACCTTGGCGGCATACCGCTGATCAGCGACGCGGAAGTCGCCGGTGCGCGCAGAATCGAAGACCGGTGCAAGCGCGCGGCGAAGCAGGGGCAGCGCCAAGCATTTGCCGTGGGGCAGCAAGTGCGAGTTACCGAAGGTGCAGCAGCGGGCCTGTTCGGCGAAGTTGTCCAAGATGGGGATGGCAAATTTGTGCTCGTCGCGTTCGCGGGCATCAATCTGAAGATCGGGTCTTGGCTACTGGGAACAGATGCGGTACAGGATCGGGCAGACGCTGCTTGAGCAGCTGCAACGAGCGCAGAGGTATCCTCCCCGTTGCCCCCAACCGATACGCGGGTGGGAAATGCGAAGCTATGGGGATTGGGGTGACTGGCGAGATAGGCCTCTTCGCTCTTATCCAAGGCCTTGCCGATTTTAACCGAAGCGGTGTGTACTTCCTCTATCGGGAAGGTGTCGTCGTTTATGTTGGCCAAGCGGTCAACGTCAGACGGCGGGTCGCTGATCACATCGGTGAAGGGGTCAAAGACTTCGACGCCGTCTCTTTTATTCCTTTCGCTCCAGACAAGCTGCTGGCGGCCGAAGCGCGATATATTCGTCGTCTGCGACCCGCCCTTAACAAGGCGCTCAACTCCGCGGCGGCCGGGTGGACTTTGTTCGGTTCGTTCTCGCCGTCTGAGCCTCTCACGAAGAGCGCTTTATCGGCGAGCGAAGCAGCGGCTCGGCTGGGCGTTCCAGTCGAGCAGGTGCTGAGTTTATGGCACGCGAATGGCTATCGGCCCAAACGCTTTGGGCGCTCTAAGAGTCGAGGCTTTTGCCCGATAGACTGCGACGAGCTAGCACAGAAGCTAGTGGCTGCAAGGCCCACGGAGGTTGACGATGGCGGCACCGCAATTGCGGCTCACCACAGCTGACCATGTCGAGGCGATCGGCATGCGCCTACTTCGGATCTCCAGAAATGTGCGCAGTTCATCGCGCCATCATGGTCGCAGCGATCCACTTATCGAGGATGTCGAGCAACCGGCGCAGAACCTTCGAGAGCGCGTTGGCTAGCCACCCTCGTCCTCTCACTCTGGAGCTATGCACCGAGCGATTGTCTTACGGTATGGTCAGACGCGACGTTACTTTGTGCGTTGATGTGGTCTATGCTTGGTGGCCCACTACGCTCAGGAACTTTATATGAAGAACGTCGTCAGTCTGGTTCTAGCATCCATCTTAGTTGCCGCTCCGGCGCACGCGCAGACGGTGAACGACGATGTCCGGTGCCTGGTTGTAACCAGTGCCGTCGGCGAGCAGGCCGAGAACGAGCCAACGCGGAAGGTCGCGAATTTGACGGCGGCGTTCTATATGGGGCGGCTGGATGGACGGGTTCCCGCAACTGTTGCTGCAGCCCTCAAGTCTCAACCGGCTGTCGCTGGAACCGCCGCGCTGGGAATTTTCAAAGCCTGCGCTGCGAGGGCACAGGGCGCACAGGCGCGCTTGCGCGCAGAATCTCGGTGATTTGACGGCACCAAGTAATTGAGCGTGAGATGAGACGCGGAATGGGAGGAGCAGTGTGAGACGCCCTCATGCCCTTACGCAGGAGCCATGCTGCGAGCGATTGTCCCACTGTATGGCGTAAGTCGCATGCTCTCTAAGCGGTTATCAGTACTCAGGGGACTGGCTCTCCAATCCCCTGAGTGGCGGTTTTATCGGGACCTTGTAGCGGATCCGTGATCTGAATAGGCGACTGTATTGTCGCCGACGATGTTGAATAAGCCGTGGTCATTATCTGCGACATGATCGTCAGGCCATGGTGATTGTTCCGAGCCGTGATCGCTATTAGCTTCGCTGGGGCAACGCGCTGATGGCCTATCCCTTTTACGCTCGTACGTACTCAGCATCTTAACTCTCCATTGCTCAACCTCGAGTCGGGTCGTTGTTTGATTGGGAGCCTTGCTTAGAGCGCCGTCAAGTCCCCTCCGGCAAATCTCATAGCTTAACAGCTCGCAAAATCTTGCTGCCAACACGGAAAGCGTCGTGCTGTGTCCCTATTAATCAGAGCAACGTCGCTGAATGTCCCAAGGGCGGGAGATGGCATGGCATTAACTACCCGACCTTCTACAGCTGACCGCGTTGACGCTATCGGCATGCGCGTGCTTCGGATTGCCGAGGAGATGTCGAGCGGGTCGCGCCATCAGGGGCGCAGCGAGCGCCTAATCGAGCAGGCCGAGCAAGCCGCGATCGACCTGCGCGCCGCTGTCCGCGGTCGCTAACTCACTTCCAGGAGAGCTTCTATGAGCACCTTACAACAGGGTGATGACGCTGCTGCGGCTGTTGCCGTCGCACCCCGCGTCACGCTGGCCTCGATCGAGGCGAAGATCGCTCGTGAGGAATACGCCGTGTTCGGCGATGTTCTGACCGTGTGCGTGCTTCACACCGTCAACGGCTTTACGGTCACCGGTGAGAGCGCATGCGCTTCGCCTGAGAACTTCAATGCCGAGCTGGGTCAGAAGTTCGCTCGCGAGCGCGCGATCGCCAAGCTCTGGGGCTTCGAGGGCTACCTACTGCGCGAGCAGCTTTACGCCGCAGCTACCGTTTAAGGTCAGGGAGTTGGGCAAGCTCAAGGCTTTGCCGAACCGCCTCACCTCGCTGCGGCCAGGGCTTGGTTCGTTGCCGCCTGTCGAGCGCACCCGCGACGAGGACCGCATGCTGCACGCGCCTTGGCGCAAGCTCTACAAGACGGCGCGCTGGCGTGCCCTGCGCATGGTCATCCTGACGCGTGACATGTTCACGTGTCAGTGGCCTAGCTGCGGACTGATGACCGCGGACACGTCGCAGCTGGTCGTCGACCACAAGCGGCCGCACCGCGGTGACGAGGCGTTGTTCTGGGACGAGCGCAACCTGCAATGCCTGTGCGCGCCCTGCCATAACAGCCGCAAGCAGCGCGCTGAGCGCGCCCAACGACACTGACCACGCCGCCCCACCCCCGGGGGGGAGGGTCTGACCATCGGTAGGGCGCGCCCTGCTGGACCCCATAGGCTCTCACGCGCAGATTTTTTCCCCCTCACGTTTTGAGGTGCGTACTTTTCGGCCGGAGGTGCCGCGTCATGGCAACCCGAAAATCATCTTTCGACTGGACGCGCATCGAGCTTGAATACTTGGCCGGCGAAGATTCCATTCGAGAAATAGCTGACCGGCACGCAATTTCGGAAGGCGCTATTCGGAAGCGCGCCAAGGCCGAAAAGTGGGTTCGAGTGGTACGCAGGGTACGCAAAGTGCGTACTTCGACGCCTCCGCAGTCTACGCCGCCAGTCGAGCGCGAACGCGAGCCGGTACCGGATGCTGCCGCCATCGCCGAACGTGGACGCGGGTTGGTGTCGCGTATGCTGGATGAGCTGGAGGCGACGACAACGCATGCCGGCGAACTCGAGGAGATGATCGAGGAGATCACCGCTGACGATCGCGATGGCCGTCGCCGCGATGGCATGCTCGGCGCGATCAGCCTTGGTGGCCGGGCGAAGACCCTGAAGGAACTCGCCACCGCGTTTAAGACAATCAATGAGGCTTCCGCGCCGCAGGGCAAAAAGGCGGCGGCGCAGGATCGCGCACGAGAGGTGGCGGGCGGTAGCCGGTTCCGGCCCGTCGGGACGCCAGCCCTCAGTGTGGTGAAGCCGTAAGTTGGCCCAGCCAACCTGGTCGACCGCATGCTTGGATTGGAAGCGTCGGATCTGCGAACGACGATCACTGATCCCATTCTCGCCTCTCTTCCCGGCGTCGGCTGAGGCCAAAATGGCCGTTTTCACCTCGCTCAAGATCGTTGACCTGCCTGGGCAGCCGACGTTCGGTGAGGCAAGCGACGAATGGCTGCTCGACTTCGCTGCGGCCGTGTTCGGCGCCTTTGACCCTGACACCAATCGGCAGCTGATCACCGAGTACATGTTGCTGATCAGCAAGAAGAATACGAAGTCGACGCTGGCTGCCGGCATCATGCTCACGGAGCTGGCCTGCGGCTTCCGGTCCTACGACGAGAATCTGATCCTGGCGCCGACAAAGGAGGTTGCGGCCAACAGCTTCGCACCGGCCATGGGAATGATCGATGCCGATGAAGAGCTGACGGATCTCCTGAAGCATCAGGAGCACCTGAAGCTCATCACCCACCGCGAGATGAAATCCACGCTCAAGATCGTTGCGGCAGATAGCGGCACGGTGGCGGGCAAGAAGGCCAGCCGCGTGCTGGTGGATGAGCTCTGGCTCTTCGGTGAAATGGCAAACGCCGATTCGATGTTGAAGGAGGCCACCGGCGGCCAGGTGAGCCGCCCCGAAGGGTACACGATCTATCTGACGACGCAGTCGGACAAGCCACCCGCAGGCGTGTTCAAGCAGAAGCTCAACTACTTCCGCGACGTCCGAGATGGAAAGATCGTGGACCCGCGAAAGCTGCCAGTCCTGTACGAATACCCCGAGGAGATGGTCGCGGACGGTGACCACCTGAAGCGCGAAAAATTTCTTCATCACTAACCCGAACATGGGTCGATCGGTCACACAGGACTGGCTTGAGGAGAAGGCGGCCGAGGCTGACCACGGTGAGGATGGGCCTCGCGCTGTATTTTACGCAAAGCACCTGAATGTCGAGATCGGCATCGGCCTGCGTCACGACGCATGGATCGGCTCGCTGTATTGGCAGGGTGCCAAAGCCGAAGCGAGCCTATGGGACGGCTCGTTCGGATCCTTCCTCGATATCTGCGAAGCCGTAGTTGCCGGAATCGATGGTGGCGGCCTCGACGATCTGCTCGGCCTGGCACTGCTGGGTCGGCACAAGGTGACGAAGCAGTGGATCCTTTGGTGCAAGGCTTGGGCGCAGCAGGACGTTTTCGATCGTCGGAAGGATATTGCTAGCCGGCTCACCGACTTCATCGGTGAGAAGACGCTGGTGCGCTGCGAGGCGCCAACCCAGGATCTGATCGAAGTCGCGGACCTGCTCGAGCAGGTGAAGGACGCCGGGCTTTTCCCTGAGCAAGCAGCGATTGGCCTCGACCCTCAAGGCGTCACCGCGCTGGTCGACGAGCTGGCCGGCCGCGGTTTCACTGCCGAGCAGATGCTCGCCGTCAGCCAGGGTTTCCGGCTTTCGGCCGCTGTCTGGGGCATGGAGCGCAAGCTGAAGGACGGCACGCTGATCCATGGCGGGCAAGAACTCATGGCTTGGTGCGTCGGCAACGCGAAAGCCGAGCAGCGCGGAAACGCGGTGCTCATCACGAAACAGGTCGCCGGCAAGGCGAAGATCGATCCCCTCGTCGCCGCCTTCAACGCGGTGATGCTGATGACCCGCAACCCGGAAGCCGCAGGCGCCGGGCTGCAGGTCATGTTCCTCTGAAAGGCCTCCTCATGCAGAACCGCGCATTCAGTGTGCTGACCATCAAGTCGGCTGACGACGACGCCCGCATCATCCGGGGCATTGCGACGTCGCCCAGCGTTGACCGCGTCGGCGACATCATCGAGCCGCTGGGCGTCAAGTTCGCCAATCCGATTTCACTGCTGTGGCAGCATAAGCATGATCAACCGATCGGCAGCGTGACCTTCGAGAAGCCGACCGCCAAGGGGATCGTGTTCGAGGCTACGGTTGCCAAGCTGGATGAGCCCGGCACGCTGAAGGACCGCCTCGACGAGGCGTGGCACTCGATTAAGCTCGGCCTCGTCCGTGCGGTTAGCATCGGCTTCCGGCCAATCGAGTACAGCTACATGGACAACGGTGGCATCCGGTACACGGAGACCGAGGTTTACGAGCTGTCCGCGGTCACGATCCCCGCGAACAGCGATGCCATCATCAGCCAGATCAAGTCGATCGACGCCGCCCTGCGCAAGGAAGCCGGCGTTCCCGACCCCGAGATTCCCGCCAACCCAGAACCTGCCGCGGTCGGCAAATCGGTTCGCGTGGTGAAGCTGGATGACCCCGCCCGCGACCGGGCGAAGCCATTCGTCATCAACACCATTCGAAGGATTTGAAGTGACCAAATTTGCCGAGCAGATCGCCGCGTATGAGGCGAAGCGCGCCTCGGTCGTGGGCGCCATGGACGCGATCATGACCAAGGCCGCCACCGATGGCGCCACCCTCGACGCTTCGCAGTCGGAGGAATATGACGGCCATTCCGCCGACATCGTCGCGATCGACAAGCACCTCGATCGGCTGCGCACCGCCGAGCGCACTATCGCCAAAACGGCAAAGCCAATCGAGGACGTGCGCGATCCCTCGGCCGCAGCCGCGCAGCGCGGCGGCGTGACCCAGGTCAAGGCGCAGCCCAAGCTCGCTCCCGGCATCGCCTTCGCGCGCTATGCCAAGGCCCGCGCCGTCTCGCGCCTCGATAACGAGCCGGTGATGACCATCGCCGAGCGCATGTACGGTCCGGACAGCGACGTCGTCGGCACCATCAAGGCAGCCGTCGCGGCCGGTTCAAACCAGCCCGGTAGCTGGGCAGCGGCCCTGCACAGCCCGGAAGGCGCTGCGTTCGTCGACTTCGCCGAGTTCCTCCGTCCGGCGACGATCCTCGGCAAGTTCGGCACCGGCATCATCCCGTCGCTGCGGAAGATCGGCTTCGACGAGCCCGTCATCCTTCAGACCGGCGGCGGCGAGGGCTACTGGGTCGGCGAGGGCAAGCCGAAGCCGCTGACGTCGTTCGACTTCACGCGCAGCGTGCTCGGCCGCCTCAAGGTTGCCAACATCGCCGTCCTCACCGAGGAGAACGTGCGCAGCTCGAACCCGAGTTCTGAAGCGATCGTGCGCGACGCGCTCAAGGCCGCGCTGCTCGAGACGCAGGATCTGGCGTTCATCAATCCGACCAACGCCGGTGTCGATACCGTTCGCCCGGCATCGGTCACGAACGGCGCGACCGCGGTGGCATCGTCGGGCCGTGATGCCGATGCAGTGCGCGCCGATGCGCGCGCAGCGATGGCGGCGTTCATCGCGGCGAACAACTCGCTGACGACCGGCGTCTGGATCATGTCGGCAACCAATGCGCTCGGCCTGTCGATGATGAGCAATGCCCTTGGGCAGAAGGAATTCGCCGGCATGACCATGCTCGGCGGTACCTTCGAGGGCCTGCCGGTCATCGTGTCGGAATATGCCGGGCAGACCGTCGCGCTCGTCAATGCGGCCGATATCTACGAGGCCGACGAGGGCGATATCGCGGTTGATATGAGCCGCGAAGCATCGCTCGAGATGAAGGATAGCGCCCTTCAGCAGGACGGCCTCGCCGGTACCGGCACGCAGCTGGTGTCGCTGTGGCAGAACAACCTGGTCGGCCTGCGCGCCGAGCGCACCATCAACTGGCGCCGTCGCCGCACAACCGCGGTCGCGTACCTGACGGGCGTCCGCTGGGGCGAACCGGTGGCCGCAGGCGCATAAGCCACCAGTGAGTCAGACGGATCGGCGGGCAGCAATCCTGCCCGCCGATCAACTGAGGAGACACCTATGCCTCACCTTATCGCCACCCGCGACATGAGGTACGCGACCCGCGCGCTTCAGGCGGGCGACCCATTCCAGGCGAGCAACCAAGACGCCCGCATCCTGATTGCGATCAAGAAGGCGCGCCCAGCTGACGCGTCGGCAGATCCGTCCGCCGCGGCACCGACGCTCGATGAGCTGCGTGACAAGGCCGCCAAGCTCGGCATCACCGTCAGCACCCGCTGGGGCGACAAGCGCCTGCTCGAAGAGATCGCCAAGGTCGCGAGCGCCTGATGCGGATCCTCGGCCGGGAGTTCGGGCGCTCCCGGCAGATCACCATCGGGCAGGCCGAACCCGAAACTGAAGGCGGCCTGCCCATCATTCGCGAGAAGGCGGCACGCATCGTCAGCACGCCGTCGGGCCCTTGGATGCCGATCGTTCGTGAAAGCTTCAGCGGCGCGTGGCAGCAGAACGTCGAGGTCAACCAGACCGCCGTGCTGGCCTTCCACGCCGTCTTCTCGTGCATGACGCTCATTGCGTCGGACATCTCGAAGCTGCGCGTCAAGCTGGTCAGCCAGGACACGCATGGCATCTGGGCCGAAACCACCCGCCCCGCCTATTCGCCAGTGCTGCGCAAGCCCAACAGCTTCCAGACCCGGATCCAGTTCTTCGAATCGTGGTTCCTGTCGAAGCTCAGCAGCGGCAACACCTATGTCCTCAAGCGCCGCGACGCGCGCAACGTTGTGATCGCGCTCTACGTGCTCGACCCTCACCGGGTGAAGCCGCTGGTCGCCGACGACGGCAGCATCTTCTACGAGTTGCAGCAGGACGATATTTCGGAGATCGCTGGCCCGATGGTCGTGCCGGCCCGCGAGATCATCCACGACCGGTTCAACTGCCTGTTCCACCCGCTGGTCGGCGTATCGCCGATCTATGCGAACGGCCTCGCGGCGACGCAGGGCCTGCGCATCCAGGACAATTCAGCGGTCTTCTTCGGCAACCAGTCGCGCCCCGGCGGCCTGCTGTCGGCGCCGGGCAAGATTAGCAAGGAATCCTCGGAAGAGCTTAAGGCCAACTGGTACGACTATTACGGCGGCAAAAACTCCGGCCGCGTCGCCGTGCTCGGCGATGGCCTGAAATATGAGCACATGGCCGTCACCGCCAAGGATGCCGAGCTGATCGACCAGCTGAAGTGGACCGCCGAGGTGGTCTGCTCCACGTTCCATGTGCCGCCCTACAAGCTGGGTATCGGCAACCTGCCGACGAACAGCAACGTCGAGAGCCTCAACCTCGAATATTATACCCAGGCGCTGCAATCGCTGATCGAGGCCGCCGAGCTATGCCTCGATGAGGGACTCGGCATCGGCGAAGGCATGGGCATCGGCACCGAGTTCGACCTCGACGGCCTGCTGCGCATGGACACCAAGGCGCTGATCGAAGCCGAAGCGCTGGCCACCGGGGCTGGGATCAAGAAAATTGACGAAGCGCGTCGGCGGCTCGACCTCGGGCCGATCCCCGGCGGCGACACGCCGTACTTACAAGAGCAAAATTACAGCTTGGCGGCGCTAGCGAAACGCGACGCGCGAGAAGATCCGTGGGCGAAGGGTCAAGGCGATACGACGCCTGCGGCGGCGCCTCCGGCTGATCCCGCAGAAGTTGCTGAGCAATCGCGCGCGACCGCCGCCCTGTACAAAGAATATTGCCGGGAGTTGCTGAATGCTTGATGCCAAAGCGATGGCCGAGGCCACAGCAATCATTGTCCGTGAAGCTGTCGACAAGGCTACCACGCCGCTGCTCGCCCGCCTTGCAATTGTCGAGGCACGGGATGCGTCGCCGGATGAAGCAAGCATTCGGCAAATGATTGACGATGCGATCGCCGCCCTGCCCTCGCCGCGCGACGGCACCAGCGTCACGGTCGCCGACGTTGAGCCCCTTGTCGCCGCGGCCGTTGCGCGGGCTGTCGGCGATCTGCCCCCTGCCAAGGATGGCGTCAGCGTCACGCTGGACGACATGAAGCCGCTAATTACTGTCGAGGCCGAGCGGGCCGTTGCCGCGCTACCGCCGGTCGACGTCATTCCGCCGGTTGAGGCGGCAGTCGCTGCTGCGATCGCCGCGCTGCCTGCGCCGGCCGATGGCAAGAGCGTCACGCTTGACGACGTGAAGCCGCTGATCGCTGCCGAGACGGAACGAGCTGTAGCGGCACTGCCGCTGCCCGACTTGGTCGCACCGGTCGAGACCGCTGTTGCTGCGGCAGTGGCGGCGCTGCCGCCCGCGATCGATGGCAAGAGCGTCACGCTCGACGATGTGCGCCCACTGATTGCTCAGGAAGCGGAGCGCGCTGTCGCCGCACTGCCCCCGGTCGACGTCATCGCGCCGGTCGAGGCGGCGGTCGCGGCCGCAGTCTCGGCGCTACCGGTGCCGGTTGATGGTAAGAGCGTCACGGTCGCTGATGTCGAGCCGATCATCGCTGGGGCCGTAGCATCCGCAGTCGCGGCGCTGCCACCCCCTGCCGATGGCAAGAGCGTCACGATCGCCGACGTCGAGCCGATCATCGCATCGGCCGTCGAGCGCGCTGTTGCTGCGCTACCTGTTGCGAAGGACGGCGTCGGCCTTGCTGGCGCGATGATCGACCGCACGGGTGCGCTGGTCGTGACACTGAGCGACGGCAAGATGTGCCCGCTTGGGCGCGTAGATGGGAAGGACGGCGACCCCGGCTTGGGCTTCGACGATATGTCGATCGAGCAGACCGGGGAGCGCCAGGCGACCCTGAAGTTCGTGCGCGGTGAGCAGGTGAAGACCTTCGACCTCAGTGTGCCAGCAGTGATCGACCGTGGCGTGTTCAAGGAAGGCCAAGCCTATACGCTGGGCGACGCTGTCACCTTCGGCGGTTCGCTCTGGATCGCGCAGAAGGATACCGGCGACAAGCCGGACGGCCCTGACACCGGCTGGCGGCTTGCGGTGAAGAAAGGGCGCGATGGGCGCGATCTCACCCGTGGCTGAGCTCGTCACCCTCGCGGATGTGAAAACGCACCTTCGTCTAGGCTCGTCTGATCGTGAGGACGCTTATCTCGGCATTCTCATCGCGGCAGCTGTTAGAGCGATTGACGGCGCAACAGGGTGCGACTTCGCCACTGACGTGTCGCCGACGGCGTTGCGCGGTCGCGCCGTTGCCGCACAGGCAGTGCTGCTGCTCGTCGGACAATGGTACGCCAATCGCGAGGCGGCGGGGCAGAACCTGACGGAATTGCCGCTGGCGATCACCTTCCTAATCGCTCCCCTGCGCAAGTTCGTCGTATGACCCAGCTCACTGCCGGCGAATTGCCCGACTTCATCCGCATCGAGCGCCCCGTAGCCGATGACAGCCTCGACGGCGCCGGGTCAGGCAACTGGGTGCTGGTCGACGAGGTCTGGGCCGGCGTCGTCGACATGCTGCCGAGCCGTGGTGAAAAGCTCGCCGGAGGGATCAACGTGGCAGCGCGTCCAGCACGGGTGCGTATGCGGGCGCGCGACGATGTGACGCCTGACATGCGCTTCGTGATGGATGGGCGCATCATGCAGATCGTCGCCGGGCCAGCACTGATCCGCCAACGCTCGGGCATCGAGTTCATGGTCGAGGACTATACCTCGGCGGGCAACGCGGCCTAATGCCGAGCGTCAAAGGTCAGGCAGAGGTCGACCGTTTCATCGCCGGCCTGCCTGCGCAGATTGAAGCCAAGCTGCTGCGCGGCGCGGCGCGCGCCGGCGGCAGGGTGTTGCTTGACGAGACGAAGAGCCGCTCCCCGGCAGCCGAGGTGACCGAGGCGCTTACGCTGCGCACCAACAGCGAGCCGGGGCGGATTGTGGTCAAGGTCAGCGTCAAAGGTCACTGGCCTCGTTCGCTCGCGATCTGGGCAGAATACGGCACAGACCCGCATTTCATCACGGTCGATGACAGCCAGCGAGAGGGCAAGAGCGTCCGCCGCATCAATGAAACCGGCGGCGGGTCGTTGCGAATTGGCGGCAGCTTTGTCGGCAAGACGGTCCACCACCCTGGCGCCAAAGCCAACCCGTTCATGCGTCCCTCGCTCGATCTCAGCGCCGCAGCCGCCCGTGCCGCGATGCAGACTTACGTCAATGCCCGCGTCACCCGCGGCGGCATCATCGGCAGCGACGAACCGGAAGGGACCGACGAATGAGCGGTGTCGAGATCGTCGGTGACCTGCTGCGCGCTTACGAGCCGCTGACCGAGCTGATGGAGCCAACAAGCATCAAGGCCGGCAAGCTTCCCGATAACGTGGTGCTACCCGCCATTCTGATCCGCAGCGTGACCCTGGTCGATCGCCAACGCCTGAAGCGGGAGCCGCTCGTCCGTTCCGTCGAGCGCGTGTCCGTGGCGGTGCGGGCGGCGAACTATCGAGATCAGAAGGCCGCAATCAAGCTCATCCGGCAATGCTGCCGGGACGTGATCGGCGATCTTTCGGGCTGTTTTCGTGTCTCGATCTTCACCGCTGGGACCGGCCCTGATGTCGGCGGTCCGGCGAACAGCTTCGAGCAGACCCAAGACTTCCGCGTCAGCTTCGACGCGGCAGCGTGAGAGAAAAGGAACCTACCATGTCCGACACCAAGCCCAAGACGATCCGCGCCAAGGCGACCCGCGATTTCATCGACGCTGGCACCGAGCGGCGCTTCGACGCTGGCAAGGCGCACGATTTCACCGAGGGCGAGTTCGTCAACTTCGCAGCCGCTGGGCTGGTCGAGGCCGTCGACACTGCCGCTGACCCGAAGGCCAAGACCGCCGCCTAACCCGCGTGCCCGCCGCCCAGCGGGCGCCACCCCGCCGGCCCTGCCGGTATTAAATCACGAGGATCATCACCATGGGTTCACAGACCGCCGCAGGCTCGTCGCTTGCGATCTCCGTTACGTCGCCGGCGACTGCCGACGCCACTGGCTACGCCGCCCTGACCTTCACCGATGTTGGTCAGGTCGAAAAGCTCGGCTCGATCGGCGCCAGCTTCGCCAAGGTCGAATTCCAGCCGCTCAAGGGTGCAAAACAGAAGTTCAAGGGCTCGGCCGACTATGGCGCTCTGCAGCCATCGATGGCGCTCGACAGCTCCGACGCCGGCCAGGCGATCATGCAGACGTCGGCCGATGACGAGAGCCAGAAGCTCTATTCGTTCCGCGTGACCTATCCGGACGGTGCCAAGCGCTACTTCGGCGGCCGCAACTTCGGCATGCCGGAAACCGCCGACGGTGCCGACAGCATGCTGACCGGCGCTCCGACGATCGAGATCTGCACCAAGATCGTCAAGGTTGCTGCGCCGACCACCTGATTCCTTTCCTGCCCGGCGCCGCGACGCCGGTCCTTATGCGCCAGATCGGCCCGTCGTCGCGGGTCGCGAGCCGGGCTGGCGCACCATCCTCCCGCGAAGGAATACCACGTGACCAAGCTGCTCAATATCGCCTCGCTGGCCATTGCCGCGACCGCCGCCCTGCACGTCAAGGGCCCCACCGGCGAACCGCTTTATGCCGACGAGGCTGGCAAGCTCCCCATCCGCATCCATCTCCACGGCCCCGGCAGCCGCCCCTATGGCGCTGTCGAATCACGCCAATCCGCGCGCGCGCTGAAGCGCATGCAGGACAACGATGGCAAGATCACCGCGGCGACCCAGGAAGAGCGCATCGCCGAGACGGCCGAAGACCTCGCCGCGATCACCGTGTCGTTCGAGAACTTCGACTATCAGCCCGAAGGGGCCAGTCTCACTGGGCAGGACATGTTCCGCGCCGCATATGCCGATCAAGGTATTGGCTACATCACCCGCCAGGTGGCGAAGTTCGTCGCCGATTGGGGAAACTTCAAGGCCGCATCGAAAGCGGCCTGACCCTCTATATCCGGCATATGGCGTGGCTTCAGGCCACGCCAAAGCCGGACCCTCGATCACGGCGAGCCAAGTTCGTAGAGGACTCTCCCGTTCCCCCGGCTCAGTCGGATCGAGAAGATGAAGCGCGACAAGATCGTGCCACCTATGCCGCCCAATCCGGCGCCGCACATCACCGACCGGCTGATCGAGATGGGCCTGACCCAAGCGGCCGGCATGGGCGCCGTGCCGCTATCGTGGATCGAGATCAATGCGTGGTGCGAACGTACCGCCGTTGACCTTGAGCCATGGGAGGCGCGGCTGATCCGCCGCCTCTCGGCTGCCTACCTCGCCGAGAGCCACAAGGCCGACGTCGAAACCTGTCCGCCTCCATGGCGCGCAGCGGTGACCGCACGTGAGCGTGAGATCGAAGAAGCCAAGCTCCGCGCCGTGCTGGGCTGATCCTCGAAAGGAGGCCGCGATGATTGACGACGACGGCGCGGCCTCCCTCGAGGTTGGCTTCATCCTCAATACCGAAGGCGCGTTCGCCGAGCTGCTGCGCTTCGGCCAGATGTTCAGCTCCGAGACTCAGGACTTCATTCGCAACTCGGCGCGTATTGAAGCCGCGGCGGGTGGGATCAAGCTTGCCGGCGCCACCAGCGCAGTTGCCAATTTCGGCGCAGCGGCAACCCGCGAGGGTGCCAGCGCGGCGCGCGAGTTCGCCCGGGTCGAGAAGGCAGGCGAGGCGATGGCACGCCAGCTCGAGCGTCAAAACAGCGTTTTCGGCAAAACACGCGAGGAGGTGCGTAGCGCATCAGCCGAGTTCAAAGCGTTCGCAGCTGAGCAGCAGGGACTGACTGAGCTTGCCGGGCGGATCCGCAGCGAAGAGCTGGCCTTGGTCACCGCGACCAACCAGGCCGCGGCTGCGGCGAATGCTCAGGCGGAAGCCCTGCGGCAAGCCGCGTATGCCCACCAGATGTTCGAGGCCCGCGTGCGTGCCGGCGTAGTGGCGCTGCGCGAGGAAGAGGCAGCCAGCCTTGCTGCGGCTGCAGCGCTCGATGCGCAGGCCCGTCGTCAGGCCGCGCTCGGCAGCGCGATGTTCGAGGCGCGCGCCAAGCAGGGCATGCGCGACTATAACGAGCAGCAGGCAGCTGCAGAGATTGCGCAGCGTGAAGCCAATGCAGCGGCGATGCGCCTCGAGGGGTTGGCGGCTGAGCAGCTTGCGCGCGAGCATGGCCAGCTGGCGTCGGCCGTGCGCGCGTCGCACGATGCTCAGGTCGCCGATGCGGCCGCGGCCGAGCAGCTGCGCATGTCGACCGATCCCCTCTATGCGTTGACGAAGAAACTGAACGCTGAGATCGCGGAGTCGACGCGCCTCTATCACGCCGGAGCAACCGCACCCGCCGAATATGCGCGCCAGCAGGAAGTGCTGACCGGACGCTGCGGCAAAGCGCGCAGGCGCAGGACGACATGGACCGCGTCGCTCGCAAGGGCAAAGGCACCCTGACGCAGCTTTCGTTCCAGCTGAACGACGTCGCCACCATGGCGGCGATGGGCGCAGCGCCGTTCCAGATCTTCGCCAGCCAGGCGGGCCAGATCTTTCAGGTCGCGCAGATGGCTGAAGGCGGCGTGAAGGGCTTTGCCGCCGAGATGGGCGGCCTCGCCGTCGCGTTCCTCCCTGCGATCGCGGTTGCGTCCGTCGCCGGCGTCGCGCTCTACCGGTGGAAGGAGCAGATCAACGAAGACGCCGGCATGAAGAAGTTCGCCGAGGGTCTCGGGCTGACGTCCAAGGAGATGAAGAAGCTTGGCGATCAGTCGATCACGACCGGCGACATGGTTGCCGGCGTATGGAAGACGATCACCGACGGCCTCAACCTGGGCGGGTCGGGCAAGTCGCTCATGGACTATCTGTTCTCACCGAACGACGCGCAGCAGGTGCAGGGCTTCCTGGCGTCGATCTATGGCACATTCACCGGCACCTATGCGGCGATCGTCGAGCTGTGGAGCAGCATCTCGACGTCGGTGTCGGCCTATGTCTCGGCCGCAGCCACGGCCGTCGCGCAGTTCTTCGCCCCCGTTGTCGCCGCGGCCCAGTGGGCCGGCAACGGCATCGCCCAGATCTTCAACGCCATCTACAATCGCGTCGCCAGCTGGCTGAAGTCGATCGGCAGCGCGATCAGCGACTTCGCCGGTCCGATCCTGAAGGCCATGGGCCAGAGCGACGCCGCCACGGCCGTGACCAGCACCGGCAGCAGCCTCGGCAAGGCGTTCGGCAAGGGCTACGCGCAGGCGCCGGGCAGGTCGTCAACGGGACGAACAGGTTCTTCGCCACGGCTGCCGAGAACATCATCAGCAAGTCGCAGGAGCGGCTGCTGAAGAAGGCCAACGAGATCAAGGCGGATCGCACGCCGAAGAAGGCGCCCGTCGACAGCCATGCGGCGTCGCTCGTGCGCGATTCTGAGGCGATCGAGGCGGAGATCCGCAACCTGTACAAGCTGGCAGATGCCTATGGCGTCTCCGGGGCCGCGGCGCTGATCGCCGAGGCCCGCGTGAAGGCCGAGAGCAAGGCGATCAAGCAGCGCGCCGACATCGAGGCGTCGGTCGACCGTCAGGTGCGGCTAGCGATCGCGCAGCGCGTCTCGGACGTCGCGAAGTCGACCGCGAGCGCACGCGACCAGGCCGCGGCGCAGATGCTGGTCAACGCGCAGGTCGCAGCCGGTCTCGTGCCCGCCATGCGCGCGGCCGAGCTGGTCAAGGATCAGATCGCGGATCTGCCGTTGCTCGCCGCGATCGAGGCAGCCCGCACCCGGGGGCTGACGACCGAGGCCGAGCGCGCGACCAAGGCGCTGGCCGACCAGCGCGCGGCACGCGCGGATCTCACTACGGCCGAACGCAGCGCGCAGTTCAACACCGACATGGCAGCCGGCAACGACCGACTCGCTCAGATGCGCGAAGAGCTTCGCCTCGTCGGTGCGACAGACATGGAGCGGGTGCGCGCGCTCGCTACGCTGAAGGCCACGCAGGAGGCGCAGAAGTACAATCCCGGCGACCGCGCGGCCTATATCGAGCAGCAGGTCGCGATCGCGGTCGGCGCGCAGCAATTGGTCGAAAAGCAGGCGGAGCTCAATGCCGAGCTGCGCGCCACGGCCGACCTGTTCGATACGATCGACCAGAGCGCGCAGCGCGCCGCGCAGGGCATGGCCGATGCGTTCGGCAATGCCGGCACGGCGATCGGCGACGCGCTGACCGTCATGACCGGCTATTACGCCGACCAGGCCAAGCTGCAGGAAGCACACAAGGCCGCGATCACCGCGGCGGGCGACGATCAGCAGCAGATCGATCGCGAGAACCGGCTCTTCTCGTTGCGGTCATCGTCGCAGCAGATCAGCGCGTTCGGCGACATGACCGCGGCTGCCAAGGGGTTCTTCAAGGAAGGCTCGAGCGGCTATCAGGCGCTGGCGACCGCGGAAAGGCATTCCGCCTCGTCCAGTTCGCGATGTCGGTTCGTGCGATCGCACAGGATGCGATCGAGACCGGCAGCAAGATCGCCAACAGCGTCGCGCGAATCGCGGTCGGGGCGACCGAGGCCGTAGTCAACGCGATCAAGAGTCTCCCCTTCCCGCTCAATATCGCCGCGGGCGCCGCGACGGTCGCCGCGCTGGCCGGGATCGGCGTGTCGGTCGCCGGCTCGTTCGGTGGTGGCGGCAAGAACGATCTGGCGCCGACCAACACCGGCACCGGCACCGTCCTCGGCGATTCCTCGGCCAAGAGCGAGAGCATCCGGAACGCCATCGATGCCCTGAAGGACGTCGACACCGTCATGCTGTCCTATTCGCGCGACATGGCCGCATCGCTCAAGTCGATCGACAGCCAGATCGGGGGCGTTGCAACCCTCGTCGTCCGCGCCGGCAACATCGATGCGAATGCCGGCGTCAACACCGGGTTCAAGAGCAACGCGACGGCAACGATGGCAGGCATCGGCATGGCGATCGGCGGCCCGATCGGTGCGGGCATCGGTGCGGTGCTGACCAAGATCCCGGTCATCGGCAGCATCCTCAGCGGCCTGTTTGGCACCAAGACCTCGGTCATCGGCAACGGCCTGTCGGGCGGGCCGCAGTCGGTCGGCAGCATCCTGAACAGCGGCTTCGACGCGTCCTATTATTCGGACGTGAAGAAGAAGTCGTCGTTCCTTGGGATCTCAACCGGCACGAAATATTCGACGCAGTACGGCGCGGCTGACCCGGGGCTGGAAAACCAGTTCACGCTGATCCTGCGCCAGTTCAACGATGCGATCGTGGCGTCGGCCGGGCCGCTGGGGGCCGCGACCGGTGACATCCAGAACCGCCTCAACAGCTTCGTCGTCAACATCGGCAAGATCGACCTGCAGGACCTGACCGGCGAGCAGATCCAGGAGAAACTGACTGCGATCTTCGGTGCCGCGGCCGATGGCATGGCGGCCGCGGCTTTCCCGGCCGTCGCGCAGTTCCAGAAGGTCGGCGAAGGCACCTTCGAAACGCTCGTGCGCGTCGCCTCGACCGTCGAGGCGGTCGGCGCGTCGCTCGATCTGCTCGGTACCAGCGCGCAGACGATGGGCATTGCGGCAAAGCTCGGCCTTGCCGACCAGTTCGACAGCGTGTCCGCGCTGACGTCGGCAGCTGATGCCTATTTCGAGTCCTTCTACACGCAGGAGGAGCAGGCAGCCGCGAAGACGGCGCAGTTCGCCGGCGTGTTCAGCAGCCTCGGCATGGTGATGCCCGAAACGCTGGCGGGCTTCCGTCAGCTGGTCGAGGCGCAGGATCTGACGAGCGCGGCGGGTCAGGCGACCTATGCGACCCTGCTACAGCTCGCCCCGGCCTTCGCCGACCTTCAGGCCTCCATGGAGGGTGCCAAGAGCGCGGCGGACATCGCGAGCGAGCGGCAGGATCTCCAGCGCCAGCTACTCGAATTGCAGGGCGACACGGCCGCCCTGCGTGCGCTCGATCTTGCCAAGCTCGATGCCAGCAACCGCAGTCTGCAGCAGAAGATCTATGCCGTGCAGGACGCCCAGGCCGCAGCGTCGGCCGCCAAGACGCTGGCGGACGCATGGACGTCGGTCGGCGACAGCATCATGGACGAGGTAAATCGCATCCGCGGCGTCACCGACGCTGCCGGCGGCAACGGCTTTGTGGCGTTGCAGGGGCAGTTCAATGCGGCCAACACCGCCGCGCGCGGCGGTGATCAGGATGCGGCGAAGACGCTGCCGGCGCTCAGCCAGGCACTGCTGACGGCCGCAGCCGAGCAGGCGACCAGCCGGCAGGAACTGGAACGCGTGCGCGCCATGACCGCCGCGAGCCTCGAGGCAACCTATGGGGTGATCAGCGCGCTCGGCAACGGGACCACCGCGCGACCGTCGAACAGACGACGAGCCGGCAGGAGCTCGACCGCGTGCAGGCGATGAATGATGCCAGCCGGCAGGCCGCCTATGGCGTCGGCAGCGCGCTGGCCGGCGGAACCCCCGCGTCGGCCAGGACCGCCACGCCGATCGATACGATGATCACGGCTGCCAACGCAGCGACCGGCAAGGCGCCCGCACCGGCCAACGACGATCTGATCGTCAGCGCCATCGAGGCCTTGAAGGAAGAGGTCGCCGGTCTGCGCCGTGAAAATGGTTCGGCGCAGACCGAGATCGCCCGCAACACTAAGGGGATCGATCGCAAGCTCGACGATGTCACGGCCGATCATAACGGCATGGCGTTCAGCGTCGGCAATGCGAGCGCCGCCTGATGAAGGTCGTCACCTCCACAGGCGCAATCGAGCTAGGCACCGTTGAGACGGCGCCGACGATCGGCGTCATCGACTATAGCCGCAGGGTCACCGACGAATTCGGGGTGACCACGGTTGTGCCGCGCCGTTTCGCGCGTAGCATGACGGTGCGTCTCGCGGTACCATTCGACGACGTCGACACGATCCAGCGCCAGCTCGCCGAGCTTCGTGCCACCTCGCGACGTGGATCGCCGACGATCGCTTCGGCAGCCTGACCGTCCGCGGGTTCTACAGAGAATTCGAGGTCGACCATGCGTCCGCGCCGCTCAGCTATTGTACGCTGACGGTTGAGGGGCTGACCGGTGAGGAGGCGTTTACGGACGACGGCTCGGATCCGGCCCCGGCCGGGCAGGCGTCCACCCTTCAGCTGCTACAGCCGATCGCGATCACAGAAGCCGTGCTGACATCGAGCAGCGTCTCCGAGGACGATGCCATCGAGTGGACGGCGGCCGGCGGCTACGCGTTGGGGCAGCGCGTCATCCGTCGGTCGACGCATCGCGTCTGGGAAAGCGTAATTGATCGCAACATCGGTCATGACCCCGCGACCACGACGGGGGCATGGCTCGATGTCGGACCGACGAACCGCTGGGCCATGTTCGACCAGGCGCTCGGATCCGTCACCACCGACGAGGCCCCGATCGTGGTCACGCTGCGGCCCGGTCTCGCCGCATCCGGGCTCGCGATCCTCGATTGTAACGCCGCAACGGTTCGCGTTCAGGCCCCCGGATATGACCGCACCGTCGCGCCGTCGGGCGGCTCCGGCGGCGCGCTGTTCCTAGATCTGTCGCTGGCGGCCGGCGCCAGCATCACGGTGACGCTGACGCCGTTCGGCAAGGCCGCGACGCGTGTCGTCTGGGACGATGGCTTCGCATGGGACGATTCGGTCGCGTGGCACGACACGGTCGCCGGTACCGCCACGGCGGAACCACCAAGCTGGGCCGATGCCGAGGGCGTGAGCGACGTCACCAAATGGCAGGACAGCCGCGGTGGCGATGGTACCGTATTTGTCGGCACCCTGCTGCTCGGCATATTGCGGCCGCTCGGTATCACCGAGGGTTCAGCGACGTCGGGCATCACCGACTATAGCGTCGCGAGACGGACGAGTTCGGCGAGACGATGATCGTCCCGCGCGCCTGGGCGAAGCGGATGGCAGGCAAGGCGCTGATCCGGACCGACGCGGTCGACCAGGTCGTCGGACGGATCGCAGCCGTCCGCGCGGTCCCGTCGCTGTGGCTTGGCGACGCTGGCGTCGACAGCCTCATCGTCTACGGCTTCTTCAAAGACTTTAGCGTTGAGGTCGGCGAGACGCTGAGCAAGCTGACGCTGTCGATCGAGGGCTTCAGCGAAGCAAAAACCCCGGCGCCACTGACGATCCCCTGGGAGAATGTCAGCGGCACGAAGCCGACCGAGAACGCCGACAACACCGCTGAAAACACGTCGAAGGACACTGGCGCTGTTGCAGGGGTGCCGGCGAAGCAGGTCATTGCAGATGCGGTCTCGATAAAGCAGCGATCAGATATTCTCGAGAACACCACGATCCCCGCAATCAACAGCGCGGTCGCGGCCGCCAATGCCCTGATCAAGACGGCCGGGGCGAAGGCAGATGCGGCGCTGGCCGATCTCAATGCCAAGCTGCTCGCGTCCGGTATCGTCCTCGACGCGGCACTCGCCAAAGCTGATAGCAAACTGGTCGAGGCGCGCGTCACTGCCGACCTAGCTGTCAGCCGGGCAAATAACCGCATCGATGCGGCGATGACCGACCTCAACGCTGAAGCGAACCGGGCGCAGGGCAAGGACGAGCTGCTCGATCGTCGCATCGACAGCCTGACCGTCATCACCAACAAGAACGACGGTGAGGTTCGCGCGCTGATCGAGACGGAGCGGCTGGTCCGCACCGATGATGTCCGTGCGATCGCGCAGCGCATCGACAGCGTCGTCACCGATTATACCAGCCGCGACAGCGTCACCAATACGCGGATCACGACCCAGGTCACCGCCCTGTCCGCGGCCGACAGGGCGCTTGGTGAGCGGATTGACACCGTCACCACTGAGTTCAAGGCGGCGGACTCGGCGACCAGCACGCGGATCACGGATTCGGTCGCGGCCTTGTCGGCTGCTGACGAAGCGATCGGCAAGCGCGTTGACTCGATCGTAACCGACGTCACCATGAAAGACACCGCCACCCGCGCGGAGATCAGCCGGGTCGAACTCGCCTCGTCGACCCGCGACACCGCGCTTGGGCAGCGGATCGATACTGTCGTGACGGACTATACAGGCCGCGACAGCGCCACCAACACGCGCATCACGACCCAGGTCACCGCGTTATCTGCCGCGGACAAGGCGCTCGGCGAGCGTATCGACACCGTCACCACCGATTTCAAGGCGGCGGATGCGGCGACCAGCACCCGGATTATCAATGCGGTCACCGCCCTTTCCGACGCTGACGCGGCGACCGGCAGACGCGTCGACTCCATCGTGACCGACGTCACCACCAAGGATACCGCCACCCGCGCCGAGATCGGCCGGGTCGAACTAGCCTCGTCGACCCGCGACACCGCGCTCGGGCAGCGGATTGACACGGTCACGGCCGACTACCAGTCTGCCAACACTGCCACCAACACCCGGATCACTGACACATCGCGTGCGCTCGCTAACGCGACGACGGCCGTCGGCGAACGCGCATCGGTGCTCGAATCGCAGGCCAGCCCTTCGGGGGGCAACCTGGTGCCGAACAGCAGTCTGAGCACGCTTGATGGCTGGGTGCTGGTCACAAATCCCCAGCTTACGTCGACCATGAGCCTGAACCGGGCAGCTCAGCCTTTCATGATTGGCGGCATCGAGAACAACCTAACCCTGCATCGTCCTAGCCCCGGCGCTGGCCTTTGCAGTGAGGCTCAGAGCGCTCCCTTTGCCGTGCGCCCCGGGTCCAGCATCCAGCTGTACGCCATGACCGCGTCTCACCGTTGCCGGGCATGGGTCACCGTCTTTTTCTTCAATGACAGTGGCTACGTCGGTTACGCCGGCGAGAACTCGGCATTGAGGATCAACGCCGGCGGGCAGGATCTGAACGCCTGGGATCAGACGGGCGTGAAGGAATTCATCGTGCCGGGTGGTGCGGTTCGCGCCACGATTGCCCTCCGCTCCTACGATGTCGAAAACGACGGCTATGCATGGTTCTCGCGGCCATTCGTTACCGAGGTAAAGCCGGGCACCAAAACCTGGGTTCCGTACAGTGCTGGCAACGACCGGACCGTTACTGCGAGCACGCGAGCGCTTGTCAGCTCGACGGCAACTACGTTGGCTGATGCCGACAGCGCGATCGGGCGGCGGATCGACACCATCACTACCGACTATGTCGGCCGGGACAGCGCAACAACGCCCGCGTCGACCAGACGGCGAGCGCAATGAGCGAGGCGGATCGTGCCCTCGGTATTCGGGTTGACGGTGTCGCCGCCAGCCTGGCGACCACGGACAGCGCCGTGCGCGCTGAGATCGGCCGGGTCGAGCGGACATCGGTTGATCGGGATACGGCGCTTGGACAGCGCAGCGACACGATCACGGCATCGCTTAACGATGCGCGCGGCCGCCTGTCGACAGTTGAAACGGCGGTCACCGATGGCCGGTTTGCGGCCGCCCAGCGCGTGTCGAGCCTCGAAGCCCAAGTCGGCGCCGACTTGTCTGCAAGGATCGACCAGCGGGCAACGGCGATCGTCGATCCCAAGATCGGCGTCGTGACGCAGAGCGTGACGGATCTGCGCAGCGCCTACAACGGCACCGAAGCAAGGGTGCAGCAGCAGGCTGGCACGCTAGTCGACCTCGCCGGCAAAGCGACAGCCTACGTCAGATTGCTCGCCGATGGCGGCAACGGTGTCGCACGACTCAGCCTCTGGTCGGATCAGTTCGGCGGAGCTTGGGAGCTGATCGGGGATGGTAGGATCGGCGGAAATCTCGTCGTTGATGGCACGATCACCTCGACGAAGATGGGTGCCTCATCGGTTCAACAGGCGATGTTCCTCACGCTGCCTGGCAGCATGTCGATCCCCTATGGTTGAGGCAGCGGCATGGCGATTCCGTATCCGGTATACGAAGATGATCCGAGCACTGGCGGGGGCGGGGGCGGGAGCGGCGGTAGCGGTGGCGGCGGTGGCTACGTGATCGGCACAACCATATTTCAGGCCACCTTCAACAAGGCCGAGGCAAACAGCGCGTTGCGCATCCTCGCCTATGCCAGCCTGCAAAGCCCCGACGATCTCCAGTTCGCTGGCTACATCACGATCGACGGCGCCCTCTACCAGACCGGCTCAGTGAATATCGTGTTGGATCTTCAGCGCTCGAATGGCGCGATGCCGATCACCTTGCCTGCTTTCGTCACCGGCCTCGCGGCGGGCAATCACACCATCATCTTTTCGATCCGCAATCTTGAGCCAGACGGCGCCCTGACCGTGCTCGCCGGTTCGACGATGGAAATCACCGAACTGAAACGCGCAGCCGTCTGAAGGGACAGGTCATGGAATATTGGATCGTTTACGACCTTGCGTCTGGCGCCGAGCGCTGGCGCGGGAGCGGCGTCACGGGCGCGGCAGCGGCACAGGTGTTGCCCGAGGGCCTTGGGATTGTACTGGTCCCCTCAGCGGCGCTCGAAGGCGAAGCGCTTGATCTGGACGTGCTGCGCAAGACCGCGGCCGCCAGCATCGATGCCCAGGCTGAGGTGATCCGGCAGAGCATTCTGACGCCCGGCGCCGGGCAGGCGATGACGTACCAGCGCAAGGAAGCCGAAGCGCGCGCGTGGTCCCTCGACAACGACACCACCACGCCGTTCCTGTCTGCCGAGGCCGGCGCGCGAAATGACGATCGCCAACCTCGCGGCCGAGGTCATCCAGCTCGCCGACGCATGGGTGGCGATCGGTGCGGCGATCGAGGGGCTGCGCATGGGTGCCAAGGCCGAGGTCGGTCGCGCTGCGAACCTCGGCGCGATTGTCGCTGCCGGCAAGGTCGATTGGTCCGCCCTCAATGGCTGAGCGCTTCTGGCTCGGCCTACGGCAGCTGCTCGTTGCGGTTGACCAGCTCGTCTACATCCTGATCGCCGTGCCGATCTATGTTGTGGCGGGTGGGGCCACCCCATCGGCTGACGAGACGATCTCCAGCCGCGTCGGCCGTGCGGCCATCAAGGGGCATCGCTGGGGGCTTATCCTCGAAGCGATCATCGACCGCCTCTTCGTCCTCATCGGCGCGGCGCCAGAACACTGCCGGCGCAATGTCGAAACCGCCTTCCTGGGCTGCGCGCCCAAACCCTGAGGGATCCTACCATGAAGAACGCGAGCAACGCGGCCGTCCCGGTCGCGGGAAGGGATGACGCATGAGCGTGACAGCCACGAGCAACTACATTGGCGAGGCGATGCGGTCGACGGCCGCGCTGGCGCCTCCCTCCCTCGCGAACAACCCAGGCCTGCTGGCGTGGAACCTGTTCGTCATGACCGCGGCCATGTGTCTCGGGTTGATGATGGCGGGCAAGCAGGCGCGGCGGATCTGGGCGGCGCGCGCGTTCGACCATCCGACCGATCCCGTCTCGATCTATCGGTTCGTCATTTTCCTTGCCGGGTGCGCGGTCGCCAGCCGGGGCGGCGCCGAGGCTATCAGCCTCTGGTCATGGAGCTCAGACGACGCCCACACCATCGAACGGGTGGCGGAACTCAAGCGATGGCTAGATCCCGTCTCGGTCGGCTGTGGCTTCCTGTGGATGGCCTTGCATATTCTCGCTGAGCCGATGCTCGAGTTCCAGCTGCGCAAGGCTCCCCTGCCCGTCGACATGTGGTCACGCTGGCCGCAGCTGCGCCGGCCGATCGCCATTCTCGTCGTGAGCCTTGCGATGGCGACCGCTGCCGTCGGGCTGCGGTAATGCGCGAGGGGGCTATCGCTGCGGTGCCGAGCGTATCGGTACCGGTCATCTGGTCATTCATGGGGTACAGCTTCCCTGCCGGATCAATGTTCGTCGGGCTGCTCGCGTGCTTCATGGTTCGACTATTCATCACGCTGGACGCGCCCGGGCCGAAGCGGTGGCTGCTCGACGGCATCGTCACCGGCCTCGCCATGCTGATCACCGCGGTCTGGATCGTTGAGCACAAGGTCGATCTGTTCGCCGCGCTTGGCACCGGGGGCATGACCGGCGCGATCGGCGCGGGCATCATCAGCTTCTTCAAGCGGCGCGGGCAGAGTGCGATCGATGCCCTCGATGCGGCGCTGCCGGGCAAGCCAGTAGTGCCCGCTGAAATGACCGCGGCCCTGCGCGAACTCGATAAGTAGGGAATAACGGCCCGCCCCAGGGTCAGCCAAGGACGAGCCGGCCGGGGAACGGTGGGTGTGGACCCCGGCACATCGCTAACGGCCGCCCCAGTAGATCGCCTCACACTGAAGGAAATAAACATGACGAAGGCATCAGAGCCGGCGTGGCTTCGCCATGCCCGGTCGCTTCTTGGCACCCGCGAAATAGTCGGTCGCACGCATAACAACGCCCTGATCGCGTTTCTCAACACGGCGCGCAAATGGAACGGCGTGATCTGGAAAGATGACGAGATGCCGTGGTGTGGCGGCTTCGTTGCGGCGTGCCTCGTCGCTGTTGGCGTGGAGCCGGTGAAAATCGCGGCGCGAGCGAAGAGCTGGGCGGCTTGGGGCAGCCGACTGCGGCCCGAGCGGCTCGCGCCCGGCGCGGTCCTCGTCTTCGATCGCCAAGGGGGTGGACATGTCGGCTTCTATGTCGGTGAAGACGAGACCGCATATCATGTGCTTGGCGGAAACCAGGGCAACGCGGTTACGGTTACCCGCATTGCAAAATCGCGCCTGACCGCCTCGCGGTGGCCCGCTGGCGTGCCCGTCATCGGTGGCGCCGTGAAAATGAAGACGATCGCGGGCGTGCCCTTTTCGTCGAACGAAGCATGACCTGGGCGGCGGGCTTCGCCCTGCTCCGTCGCTTTTGGTGGTCGGTCCCGATGGCGGGTCTGCTCATCGGCCTGCTGCTGACGCGAGCACGTGCTGATGATCTTGAGGCAACGCTCAAGGCCGAGCGGGCGGCGTGGAGCGCCGAGATCGCCAAAGCCGAGCAGCTGCGCATCGACGCGGAAGCGCGGTTCGCCGTCCAGCAAACCACGGCGCTCGCGACCTTCGCCGATCGCCTCGCAAATCGTGAACCCATCATCCTTCGATCCACTGACACCGTGAGGACCTATGCGCAAACTGCTGCTGGCCGTGCTGCCTGCCTTCCTGTTGACCGCGTGCGCGGCATCGACGCGCTCGACGCTGAGCTATTCACCAGCGATCCCGCCAGTGCCGGCCGAGGCGAAGAAGCCCTGCACAGCGAGGCCAATGCGCCGGCAGCCGGACGGTAGCGCCAACAGCGCGGACACTGAGTGGTCACTGCGCGACGCGCGCGCCGACCTCGCGCTCTGCGACGCGCGCCGCGGCCTCGCTGTCGACGCTTGGCCGCACTGACACCCCGCTTTTGCTGATGAACGACCAACCCGCTTTCCTAACTAGGAGTGTCCACGCATGGCCGTGCTGACGAATATCCCAAACAATACGTCCGCGCGTGACTGGCGCGATACGGTGAACGCCCTGATCAAGCGTATCGCCGCGCTCGAGGCAGCCGGGGTGCCGGTGGCCACCCCCGCGCCAGCGTTTACGACGCAGCCGAGCATCAGCCCGACCAGCGGCACCGCTGGCTCGACCGTGTACGCCGCGACGCCGGGCACCGTCAGCAACGGCTCTGTCGTGTCCCGCGCATGGCTGCTGAATGGCACCGCCATCAGCACTGGCGTGACGGCCCTGCCCGCGTCGTCCGGCACGCTCGCCTATCAAGAGACGGCGTCAGGCCCTGGCGGTACGACGACGTCGACGGTTCAGGTGGCAGCGGTGACAGCGGCCACTGTCACCCCTACCCCGGCACCGTCTTTCATCTCGCAGCCGAGTATCAGCCCGAGCACCGGAACTGCCGGGGCAACGACATTCACCGCGACCGCGGGCAACGTCAGCAATGGTTCGATCACGGCCCGATCGTGGACGATCAACGGGACGGTGATCAGCACCGGCATCGCCGCGTCTCCGGCGTCGTCCGGCACCCTGACCTACCAAGAGACAGCAACCGGACCAGGCGGCACCACGCAGTCGACGGTGCAGCAGGTGACCGTTGCAACAGCAGCCGCGGCAGCGCCAGCCTTCACCGCGCAGCCGACGGTCAGCCCTTCGACTGGCACGGCGGGGACGACGACCTATACCGCGACACCAGGCGCAGTAAGCAACGGCACAATCACGTCGCGTGCCTGGTCGCTCAATGGCTCGGTCATCAGCACCGGGTTGACCGCCGCCCCCGCTTCCGCTGGCACGCTGACGTATCAGGAGTTCGCGACTGGCACGGGCGGCAGCGCTTCGTCGTCGGTTTTGACTCGCACGGTATCGGCTGCGGCGCCGACCCTCGCCCTTTCGCCAAATGCTCCCTCGATCGCATGGAACGCAGCCGCAGGCACACTGGTATCTAGAGGTGGTTCTAGGAATCTGAACAGCGGGGATAAGTGGATTGCCGATCTGACAGCGGCCATGCTGGCCGCGAAGAGGAAGCAAGATGAGCAAGCGACCCCGCCGGAACCACAGTCCGGCATTCAAGGCCAAGGTGGCGCTGGCTGCTGTGAAGGGTGAGAAGACGCTGGCCGAGCTGGCGCAGGAGTATGAGGTGCACCCGAACCTCATCAACCAGTGGCGGTCCAAGCTGCTGGAGGGGGCGGCAGACGTGTTCGGAGCGGTTCCGGCAGCGAGCGAACCAGCGGTCGATATAACCGTGCTGCACGCCAAGATTGGTGAGCTGACGCTGGCGAACGATTTTTTGGCCGGTGCGCTCGGGAAGGCCGGTCTGTTGCCGAGCGCAAAGCGATGA